TGTATGCCGATATTACGAGAGTTGCGAATTGTATCGCAGTATCTGACAGCCCGAACACGATGTTTCCTGCTTGTAGAAATGAACCTACAGCTGCAAGGACAATGATGGAGACTTGTATTCCGTCACTGTACGTCGCATATTTCCTGTACTTGTTGTCAAGTATCACAAGCCTCTCTCTGAAGTCATCTCGCAGATCATTGTTGCTATCTCTATATGCTCCAATGCGTAGCATACTCATCGCATATTCCGGCCTGCACCTGACATTATCGAGGATTTCCTCCATCATGACATCCGTAGTCGAGGCATCTGGTTGTGTTTTACTGCTGCTATCTCCTTCTGAATCCATATTGCCAATACAATCACTCCAGATTATATCGCCTAAACCGATACTTATTGGTAGCTTGGTAGCGAGTCGATGTTGATCACCTTCGCACTTCTGTTAAGCTTCTTCTTTGGAACCACGAATCTCTCGAAGTACCCAGACTCAACAACCGCCTCTGGTGTATGAGCGTGCACAGTCCGCGAGATCATCTTATAGAGTTTGAAGTCAGGATACCGTTCCTCACCGTTCTGCTTGTAAAGAACGTTTCTACCCTTGTCATCTACGCACCATCCTACTATCATTCTTCGCGCAGCGGTTCCAGGACTCTTAGGAGCATCTTCAACATCGTCTATAATGAAGTCGTAGAGAGAACAAGCAAGCCTACATAGGTCAAAGCTAAAATTTGGCTCTAATCGAGGTTTATCCGGATTGAAGTATGGCTCAAAGTTGTACTGAGCGGCCGCATCTCCTTTTGGATGGTAACTGTCGCTACATACGACATTGCCTCGGAATTTGTAGATAGCTCGTCCGAAGTCGATTATTTTGTACAGCTTGCCGAACGTAGGAACTTTGTAATGCTTGTTGTTGAACTTGTAATTAAGGAACGTCTTGTCCGTTGGGATGTACATGATGTTGTTCGTATGCAGATCGTTATGTGTGAAGCCGAACGACTTGCCATATGCTACCAGAGTGAAAACAATCTGCGCCATCATTGATCCCCACTCTTTATCCGTGATTTCTCCATCCCGCTCTACGATCATTGAATCAAGTGTACGGCTGCATCTCTCCATCGCAATGACTTGCACAGGGAACTCCTTAATTGTTGCTAAGAGTACGTCTTCGCTTGCGGTGGAGTAGCTGTCGCTCTGCGATCCGTTGGCGGAGCCTTCGTCATCGCGACTGCCGTCGTGGTCGCACTCTTCGTCTCCCTCACCATCGCCATCTGTTACAGAAGACCGTGATGAGCAATCCGAGCTGCTGTTTGATTTGCGGCTACCACTATTCACTATATCGTACGAAAAGACCAGATCGGTGTCCAAAGCTGGTGACGGTTCTGCACTCGGTCCGTTCGTAAACATTGTACCGAGCTGGTCTAGATCTGCGATGTCACTCAACTGCAAGATGTCGGTACAGTCGTTATCATTTCCTTCGTCGCAGGCAATTGCCAGTTTGTTCTTGTTACGCCGCGTATCGAAATTGAACATATCGTTGGCATAGGTGTTGTCAATGTCGAATAGAATACCACGATTTTCGTGGAAGAAGGATGAACTATTGAGGTACTCAACGTCATCGGCAATGTTGCATTGGAAGTCCTTCTTCGTCGCCAGGAAGGAGCCGTAGAAATCAAGAGCGTGAGGAAACTGATGCGTGTGCAGGAGTTGGCTGCTTAGGTAGGTGAAGAAGCTGTCGACATACGCCGAGTTGTTGGGGTCTGCGCTCTTGGAATGACATGTCTTCTTTCCAAAAGATGGAAGGCCCAGTAGGTAATTGTCAGATACGTCGTATCTCCCGATTAAATACTTAGTCGGGTCAAGCAGTGGGCTATACTTGAAGAACACCTCGGCGTCCCTGGATGCGCCAGAGGGATCAACAACTATAGCACTACAGCTGTTCGTGTCATGCATTGTCGTGATGGCGTTCATGCTATAGTGATTGTTAAGTGTCACTTTATCGCAATTTCTATCGTTCAATGAGAAGAACCTGGTGTATATCGGCACATAGTTTTGTGGGCTTTGCAGGTTGAGGAACTCCGGAGATGCTGCCACTTCATAGAGAGATGCGTTATCCAACTTCTTGTATGTGAACTCCATTAATGTCGGAATACAAATTTTTGTGGCCACGTGAACTTACTAGCCACGCGTATGTGATCAATATTTTTTTTCGTGTAGGAGTATACACATGTCAACAGAGCTAGAACTCAGTCGTTTCAGTATGCGTAACATCAGTTTCAAGCCTGATGAGAACAAAGGACCTGTCGTGGTACTAATTGGTAGGCGTGACACAGGTAAGAGTTATCTCGTGAGAGATCTACTGTTCTACCACCAAGATATCCCGATCGGCACTGTTATATCAGGGACAGAAGCTGGGAACGGTTTCTATAGTTCACACGTCCCAAAACTGTTCATTCACGATGAGTACAATACAGTGATTATTGAAAACATCCTCAAGCGTCAGAAGACTGTCCTCAAGCAAGTCAAGCGAGAGTTGGATACATACAAGAAGACAACAATCGATCCTAGGGCGTTCGTAATCCTCGATGATTGTCTATATGATGCCACGTGGACTCGTGACAAGATGATGAGGTTGCTGTTCATGAACGGCCGACACTGGAAGATCATGCTCATTATCACTATGCAGTATCCTCTCGGTATCCCTCCCAACCTGCGCACCAATATCGACTACGTCTTCATCTTAAGAGAGCCATACATCAAGAACAGGAAGATCATCTGGGAAAACTATGCTGGTATGTTCCCTACTTTTGAGTCATTTGCGCAGATCATGGACCAGTGTACGGAGAACTACGAGTGTCTCGTAATCAACAATAATGCTAAGAGTAATAAATTAAGCGATCAAATCTTCTGGTACAAGGCCGAGCATCACGGTCCATTTAAGCTTGGTTCTAAAGAGTTCTGGGATCTCTCCAAAGATCTGAACTCAGATGATGAGGAAACAGAAGCATATGATCCCAGCACCCAGAGACGTCGGACAGGCCCAAAGATCAGCGTCCGTAAGAGTACTAGCAAATGGTAATGAATGACTGATAACCAGTGTATGTACATCTGAGTATCAGCGAATAGTTATACTTCTTCAACCTGGTAACTGTACGCACTAGCATCAGCTTCAGTCGCCCAAGTGAGTACTCCATTATATACGAGGGCTCCTGGCAGAGTACTCTTCGCTCCAAGTAATACACTCTGCTGGTCTATGTCACATACATTCTGACAAGTGCTCAGCGTTGAGCTTGATCCGAGTGATATGTCCATTATCTGTGTAAGGCCGTTCCGACCACCACTGTTACTATTAACGTATAAGCTCCATACATTTGGACCGCTCCTACCACTTGTTGAGAACCAAGTTGCCATATTCTGCATTATAGGTGTATTCACAAATGTTTCTGTCAAGATGTAGAATACATACCGATATGCACCTGTATAACCCGGCACTTGGAACCTGCGATTCGCGATATCTTGTATAGTTTGCCATACCGATGCGTTTGCTGGTAATTGCAGATTGGTCTCTATTGCGGCTCGGAGAGGCGCAGCATCCGAAACTGCTGATGAAGGAAGAGCAGACATACCTGAATATGTAGATGGCGGAGTTGTTCCATTCCAGGCAGTTATGTCCATATCTGGTACTGATATTGGTAATCCTGTTGCACCTGGCCATACAGATGGATTCGTAAATGGTTCTAATAGGGCTTGAAACCCAAGCATATATGCTGTTAGTGTGGTATAAGCACCTGTTGTTGAATTATAGTATGGAGCTGCTCCGGTTCCCATAATTAGAGAATCTTCGTCTATTAATGCCATACCCACATAGTTTTCATAGTCCGAGTTGAATGCATCAACTGTTGCTTGACTCATTGTTGCAAACATAGATGATAGCTGAGTATTTACCCAATTATCTAGCTCCGCGAGACGATACCATACATCACAATTGAAGAGCGATGCCGGTGTGCCATACGGTCCCTGCACACAGTCTTTAACACCATCGGCTCCAGGTGCGAATTGGCCTACATGTCTACCTACACCACCTGCAAGCTGGTTTATACAGAAGATCCAATCACGCTTGTCGCCGTCTGCGCGCCTGCGGATATGCGGAATAAGTTCCGCCCTTTTATTAGTTGTTGGAGGAAGACCCTGTAGTTTGTCACCTATTTGGACAAGCATTGAGTTTGTTCCATAGGACATATTTGCCGCACCGGCTCCCATAGTACGTATCTTGCTCATTGATATGTACTATATTGAGATTTGTTAGTTAGTTAGTTAGTTAGTTACTCCTGAACCAGGTAGTCCTGGGTGATGTCGCTAGCAAGTGGGTAACTCCCAGCTGTACTAACCGTTCCTGGAGCAGTGACGCTCGCACCCACAAGCTGGACTTGGTCTTGGTCACACACGTTTGTCAGTTTGCACATCTCAAGAGTTGGATTCGCTGTATCGTGTTTTATTGCAATCGCTTGTGTGAGCCCGTTATGAGAACCACCATTGCTTGTGTAGTAGTTATCCCATTGCGCATTACCTCTATCATTTGCTGTTTGCGCGTTTGATAACCAAGTCACAATATTGGACATAACAGATCCTCCAACAAAAGTTTCTGGGAAAATGTAAACAGCATAACTTAGATTACCAGGATAACCATCGATTTTAAACTTCTTGCCGAACAGATCGTTGAGGGTATTTAGAACATTAGCATTTGCTGGATCATTAAGATTGGTAGTGATCTCTGCTAGTAGATTACCTGCGTTAGTTAACCCCGTGTTTGATAATAGATCTAGCGTTGTCGAAGATGGGACTGAACTTCCGAACTGAGATATATCGAAATTTGGTACAGTGCTTATGTTATGGTCTAACCAAAGACTGTTGTCTACAAGTGCATCTATTGCAAGTGCATAGTTGTTTATAGTCGTCGTTATGGTAGGGGGGGTAGACCCGGTAGTGACAGATGCACCTGAGTCTACACTACCATTAAGTAAGAATGTTGGAATCAGTGTAAGACCAAGATATCCGTAGAACGTTGGGTCATTTTGGCTTATTGAAGACTGACTCATCGTCGCGAACATCGATGAGAGATGGGTGTCTACCCAGGTCTGTAGCTCCGCCAGCTGGTACCACGTATCACAATTGAACAGAGAAGATGGCACTGACTCATATGGTCCCTCTTGACAATTGTTCTTATCAACGCCGTCCGCGCCGTGTGCAAACTGGCCTGCGTGTCTACCTACACCACCTGCAAG